GGTCAGAGAACTGACGACTCGTCGTTCACCGCATCCTGTCGTTTCAAAGAGACTGGTGTCACCGACGATGTTTTTCCGTCGGGAACCCACGGATATGGCTACGGATGGGATGCTAGTAGTAGCAGCTACGATCACTTCACCGGAGATGTTCAACACTTCCACTGGTATCACGCACCGACTTTAGCCGACACGAGTGCCTTAACGTACACACTGCAATTTCGTGCATTAGCGGGTACAGCTTGGTCACACTATAACGGTGGCGCGACAAGCGTGATAACCGTCATGGAAATAGGAGCCTAAAATAAATGTCGATCACAAAAGTAGACGCACTTATTGCACTACGCCCCGGCGAAGAATGGGCATGGAGCGGTGACGAATATTCGGGCCTCACTTGGCTTGACAGCACGAGCAAGCCGACCGAGGCGGAGATCACCGCTAAATACGACGAGCTTGTTGCAGGGGAACCAATGGTGGAATTGCGTCGGCAACGGGATGCCAAATTAAATTCGACGGACTGGCGCGCATCATCAGACCTAATCCTGACAGACGCTTGGAAAAATTATCGGCAAGCACTGCGCGATTTACCAAGCACAAGTCCCTCTCCAACTCTCACAGATGGCGTTCTCGGAAATGTCACTTGGCCCACTAAGCCATGAGCGAGGAGATTAAACGAGACCAGCTAGGTGAATAAGCTCCTGACAGCCCTGTTGTTACTAGTTCCGACTAGCGTGTTAGGAATGAATATCATGTGCTACGATATAGATGTGGCCAGAAAAACACTTACAGAAGAAATAGGGTTTAAGGTCCAAGGATACGGCATAGATATAAACGGCGCGTTAATAACATTGTTCAAAGAGCCAAGTGGAAAGTTTATAATATCAACGACTCCAGCAAAATATCCTGACAAAATTTGTCCTATTATCGAGGGAATTAGTTGGACCAACATATTGACAAACCTGTCTAATGATGCTAAAATAGAAAAAGGAACTAGGAGATGACTGTTGAATCCGCAACATATATTAGCCAACTGAACTCAACGCAGCCAACTGCGAGCGATAACATTTCAGAAGGCGATGATCATCTCCGTTTGATCAAAAGTGTTCTTAAAGCGCAGTTTCCTAATCTGGCGACCACAGCCGTAAATCCCACCTCTGCACAGCTGAACAAACTTGGATTTCAAACAGGCGCTGTTATGATGTATGCGTCTAATACAATTCCGACGACGCAGACGATCAGCGGCATCAACGACTGGCTCCTTTGCGACGGCACTGATTATTCCACAGTTACCTACGTTGATCTTTATAATATCATCGGGACCACTTTTGGAACATCCGGTTCTAACTTCAAGGTTCCGGATTATCGCACCTATTTTCCCGTAGGCGTCGGTTCAGGATTTGTACTAGGTACAGCTGGTACAGCAAGTGCAGCCACTGGCACCGACGTCCTAAAGTATCAGCCTATAAACTTCATCATAAAGACATGACGATAAACTATAGAGGCGAAAGGTTTTCCGGGTACAACAAACCAAAAAGAACTTCCGGTAAATCTAAGAAGTTTGCAGTTTTAGCAAAACAAGGCGACAAAGTACGTCTTATTAGGTTTGGCGATCCTAATATGTCTATTAAAAAAAACCAGCCAAATCGTCGCAAGAGTTTTAGAGCAAGACACAAGTGCGACACTAACCCTCCCGGAAAACTAACAGCAAGATACTGGTCTTGTAAAAAATGGTAAGGAGATAACGATGGTTGCTAAATACAGCGGCAAGATGTCTGGCAAAATGGGTAATCGCAAGGTTCCCGGTCACGGCGGAAACCGAAAGCACAGTAAAGGTGTTGGAAATCGTTTCGGTAAGAAATGAACCATAAAGAAAAAGCAAATCAAGCAGCGATAATCTTAGAGAACCCTGTTTTCAAAGAAACGCTTAAAAAACTCAGCGATGATCTGATCTCTCAATGGGGCATAGCTGAAACTACAGAAGAGAGAGAACTTTGTTGGATGAAACTTAACGCCCTGCGTTCCATTAAGGAAGACCTAGAGGCAACCATCCATAACGCTAAAATAGAAGGGTAAACCAATGAGTGAGGCACCGACTAATCCCGAAGGGGAAGTCACTCAGCCACAACTTTCAATGTTCGATGTCATGTTTGGAAGTGAGGAGAGCACTAATCCGGAACAATCAATCGAAGAACCTGTCAATTCTGATGAGGAATATGTGGCCCAAGATTCCGACGAGGAATACGAAGCCCAAGATTATGACGAGGCGGAAGAGACAGGAGAAGTAGAGGTAGACGACTACGAAATTGAGAAAGAAACCTCTCCAGCTTACACTGTCAAAGTTGATGGTGAAGAGTTTGAGGTCACTCTTGATGAATTGACGAGCGGATACCAGCGGCAAGCAGATTATACTCGTAAGTCGCAGTCACTAGCGGAGCAGAGGAAAGCCTACGAAGCTAACCTTGCAGCTGTCCAGCAAGAGCGTAACCAGTACGCTCAGGTTCTTGAAAATATGTCGATGAATCAAAATGCTGAAATCCAGCGTTTTGAAAATATCGACTGGAAAGAGCTTAAAGACACTGATCCTATGGAATACATGGAAAAGCGTCTTGAGTATCAAGAAGCAAAGGAGAAAATAACTGAGTTGCAGAACGAGCGTTGGCGAGTTCAGCAGCAGAACGAAGCAGAAATGGCCAGCGTGCTACAGGAAAAAATCCAAAAAGAAGCGGAACTCCTTGCACAGAATTTGCCTGAGTATGCTGACCCCGGTTCAAACTTGAAAACTCGTTTGCGGGATTATAGTTTGAGCCTAGGGTTTTCTCCTCAAGACATTGACGGAATAACCGATCACCGTGTCGTAACGGTTCTGTATAAAGCTATGATGCAGGATCAGGGCACCACGGCTCCTGTCAAGAAAGCTAAAACAGCTGCTCCTAAAGTTGTAAAGGCCGGAACGCCAGCTTCTAAAGCACAACGCTCGAAGCGAGACGCTCAGGCTAAGCGTGAAAGACTTGCAAAAACGGGTAATCCTCGAGATGCCGCAAATGTTTTTCTGGACTTAATCTCTTAAAATAGGAGCTAAACATGGCACAGCCTACTGGTGTGTATGTTACGTTTTCTTCTGCTGGTCTTCGAGAAGACCTTGAGAACGTGATCTACGACATTTCCCCAACTGATACCCCGTTCATGTCAATGGGCGGTCGTATGGACGCAATTGCGGTAAACCACGAGTGGCAAACGGATGCCCTCGCCGCCGCTGTCGGTACGAACTACAACGAAGAAGGCACGACGCTCACGGCGGCTGAACCGGCTGCTACGACTCGTGAAGGCAACATCTGTCAGATCAGCCTTAAAACGACCCTTGTTTCCGGCACTCTTGATGCGGTGTCGAAGGCAGGTCGTCGTGAAGAACTGGCCTATCAGATGTCCAAGCGTGCGAAGGAGTTGAAGCGCGACATGGAGACGACGCTGGTCGGTACGAACCAGTCGAAGACTGCGATGTCGGCGGATAGCACCGTTCGTAAACTTGGCTCTCTCCCGGCGTGGGTCGAGACCAATATCTCGGAAGGCGCGTCGGCGTCTACGCCGGGTAATGGCACGGCTCGTACCGATGGTACTCAACGTACCTTCACCGAATCTCTTCTCAAGGCTTCGATTCTGTCGGCTTACGACGAAGGCGCTGACGTCAAGTATCTGATGATGGCTCCGTCGAAGAAGCAGACGTTCTCTAGCTTTGTTGGTGTCGGTGGTACAGCGGGAGTGTCGAACTTCAACGATGTATCCGATCAGCGCATCATTGGCGGTATGGATGTATACGTTAGTGACTTTGGCGAGATGGCCGTTGTCCCGAACCGCTTCCAGCGTGCTCGTGACGTTTGGCTACTCGATCCGGAGTATTACGGTATCGCGTATCTGCGTCCGTTCTTCCAGAAGGAAGTGGCGTCTACGTCTGATGGTGAGCAGCGTGCGATCATCACCGAGTACACTCTTGTTTGTAAAAACGAGAAGGCACTCGGTGCGGTCTACGACCTTACCTAAGCCTAAAGGGGAGGGGCCTAGTGCCTCTCCCCACCACTTTACAAGAGATAGTTATGAGTGATCCAGTCAAGACGAAATTCAATTACGACCACGAGACGGATAACGTCATTCTCCACAGTACCCAAGATGTCCAGCCGCTGCTAGAACTGAACAAAAAAGAACTTAACGGCGACTCAATGTACGGCGGAACCGCTAACTCCGGAATGCGCAAAGTTGCCAGCATTCCGTTGATCGTCATCGAGAAGTGGAAGCGCGAACTGGGCATTGATGTTTATAACAAAAACCACTGGCCCAGGATCAAGCAACTGTTGAATGACCCCGAGAACAGGTTCCTCAGAACACATGAGAGCAAGATTTAATGAGCCTTTCAACGTACTCAGAACTAAAAAACAGCGTAGAAAACTACCTGAACAGGAGTGACCTCACTGATGTAATTCCTGATTTCATTACGCTGACCGAAAATCGTTTGAACCGTGAGCTTCGCGTCAGGGCGAACATGGTCCGAGCGACGACGACAACGACTTCTGGTACGGCCTTTTATGATCTTCCCAGCGACCTGATCGAGCTGCGGAATATTACATATGACACTTCATCCTCCAGCTATGCTCTTACTTATCTGTCTCCTGAGTCATCAAGTCGAGAGTATGGCTCCACGGGTAACGGATTTCCGAGGGCGTACACAAATCTTGGAAAGAATATAAAACTCGCTCCGACACCGGACGGAGCCTATACGATCAATATCAATTACTTTCAAAAACTGAACTCGTTGTCGGACAGTGTTACGTCCAACAATATTCTCACTGAGTTTCCTGATTTGTACCTCTTTGGCTCTTGTATGGAAGGAGCTATCTATCTGAACGATACAGAGCAGACTCAGAGGTTCGCCTCTATCTTCCAAGCTACGCTCGACGAAGTCAAGCGGTCGGAAGAAGCTGCGCGTTACAGCGGCACAGTTATGACGATGACTGTCCAAGGTGATCCCGGTTCTATGGTTCGTAGAGGTTCCTGATGCCTACTAATTGGGTAAACGACGACTTTGATCTGATACAGGAGTCTGGTGGAAATCTCCTGTACGAAAACACAGACTACATAGCTCTTCAAGAGTGGAACTCAGTTGTTTGGACAGAGGATACAACGACGGGCAATGGCTAAGGAAATATTCAATGTTACATCTTTGGGGCAGGGAAAGTTTTCTCTGAACAAGGACCTGTCGCCTTATGATATGCCGCCGCCTTTGTTCAATGATGTCAAGAATGTCCGGTTCATTGATGGCAAGGCTGGCAAGATACTCGGGCATACGTCGGTTCTAGGTACTCCTACCGCTGCCCCTTATTGGGCTATCAGCTGGCTACAGGGCAGCACGAATCTCTGGATTTACGGTGGTCTCACTGATCTTTATAAGATCGATGGGACGACTCATAGCTCTGTGACGCGAGCCTCTGGGTCTTATACGACCCTGAGCGGTACGACGAACAACTGGCAGGGCGGTGTTCTAGGTGGCGTGTTGGTCTGCTCCAATGGCCTTGATGTTCCCCAGAGCTTTACCCAAGCTGGATCACAGTTTACCGATTTGTCCGACTGGCCAGCTACGCTGAAGTGTAAGGCGATTGTCCCGTTCAGAAACCATCTGGTCGCTCTGAACCTGACAGACAGTGGCACAGCTAAGCCGTTTACGATCCGCTGGAGTGACGCTATTCCTGCTGGTGCATCTACCAACGGTGCCGATACTTGGAACACTGCGAGCACAGCGTCTGAATCAGCAGAGACCTCGTTCACTGGTACTAAGGGCCATGTGCTCAACGCGCTTCAGCTTGGTAATGAACTTATCGTCTACAAAGAGGATAGTGTCTACGCACTGAACTATGTTGGCGGTGCGTTTACCTTCAATGTTCGAGAAAAGTTCAAGGATACTGGTTTATTTGCCAGAGACGCTGTGATTGATCTCGGTGACGGTCGTCATGTAATGATGTCTACCAATGATGTTGTTATTCATAACGGAAACAATATAAAAAGCGTCATTGACGATAAGGTTAAGACATTTTTGTTCTCTGAGATCGACTCGACGTACTACTACAAGACCTTCTTGGCTCATAATAAGATTCGAAACGAGGTCTGGATTTGTTTCCCCTCAACGGGCGCTGCCAACGGATTTTCGGACACAGCATTGATCTGGAACTACCGAGATGAAACGTGGTCCTTTCGTGACCTTCCAAATATTAACTTTGCTGCTAAGGGTCTTGTGAACCCTGTGCTGACGAACACTTGGACCGCAGCGACCGGGCAGTGGCAGACTAATGCTCTGGCATGGGGACAGCAGGAATATAACCCAGCGATTGATTCGCTTCTGATGTGCGGCACCAATGATACCAAGATGTACCTAGCTGACTCCGGTACGACCTTTGACGGTACGTCGTTCAATACAGTTCTGGAGCGCGTTGGACTGCACGCTGGTCGAACGGATGCAGTCAAGTCGATTACCCGTGTCTATCCGAGGATCGAAGGGACTGGGACAGTCAACATCAGCATTGGCTCTGAGCTAGAGCCGTATGCCGGTGTCT